CTCGTCCACCGCGTCCACCGCAGCGTGCTCCCCGCCCAGGTAGAGGAAGGCTGTGCGGTAGAGCCGACCCCGCTGGTCCTGGGCCCGGAGGGCGAATTCCTGTTCCGTCATGCTCCATCCCTCCCTTTTTGACCATTAGACGCCGGAGGTCCATGTTTTGCCCACCTCCGGTTGAAAAAATTTTTCTGTGATATTATAATAGCAGACAATGAAACAAAGGAGGATCGCTATGCTGACCTTTCGCGATATGACACTGGACGACCGGGACACCGTCCTGCCCATGGTGGATGCCTTCTACCGGTCCAACGCGGTAGACCACCCGGTCCCCCGGGAGATCGTGGAGCGGTCCTTTCTGGCTGCTGCCGGGAATGAGCCCCTGCTCCGGGGCACCCTGATCTTTGAGGAAGGCCGGCTGGCGGGCTATCTGTATGTCACCCTGTGTTACTCCGCGGAGGTGGGCGGGACCTGCGTCTTCATTGAGGAGGTCTATCTCCTGCCGGAGTTCCGTGGCCGCGGCCTGGGCCGGCAGGTCCTGGAGTGGATCTTTACCCAGTACCCGGACAGCCGCCGCTTCCGTCTGGAGGTCACCCAGATGAACCAGGGGGCCGCCCATCTGTATGAGAAGTGCGGCTTCCAGTACCTGCGCTACGACCAGATGGTGCTGGACCGGTGACCGGCAGGCCATCGTGATTTATTGTGGGAGGAAAACTTGAAATGGACTATGTTGAAAAGGCCCGGGCACTCCGGGCAGACCCTGCGGTCCACTACAACTGTTGTCAGGCGGTCCTGGTGACCTTTGCCGACCGGCTGGGACTCACGCCGGAACAGGCCAATGCTCTGGGGGCCCACTTTGGGTCCGGGATGCGTCACGGCTCCACCTGCGGCGCGGTGAGCGGCGCTCTGATGGTGCTGGGCCTGCTGGGCTGCGATGAGAAGCAGTCCACCGCACTGCTCCGAGACTTCCGGACACGTCACGGCGCGCTGGACTGCGCCGACCTGCTCCGGGCTTCCAAGGAACGGGGAGAGCTGCGCAAGGACCACTGCGACAGCTTGGTCCTGGAGATGTCTCGATTTCTGGAGGAACTGCTCAGGGAGCAGAGCACCTGACCCAGACAGAGGAGTGGGCGGGGACTGTCAGGTCCCCGCCCACTCCTCTGTTTCATCCACCAGCGTCTCCAGCTGCTCCCAGGTCAGCTGGCGCTCTTCGATCTCCGCCCAGCAGGAGATCTTTCTCTCCAGTTCCTCCCATGTAATATACCAGAAGACATATTCGATCCCCAGGTGGGCTGGCAGGATATCCTCAATGATCTCCCGGATCTCCTTAAATCCCTTTGGGATGCCTGGAATATCAGGGAAGGAGACCGCCACCTCTCCCGGGATCTCCTTCTCCTCCACATGGGCATGGACGCCGCACCCGGAGATGGTGGCGTTGATGGCCTCCAGGGTGAAGCTGTCCCCGCCGATCCGCATCAGCGCAGCCAGGGCTTTCCGCATCCCCGTCGGCGTGTCCGCTACCGGCCGCCGGGCCAGCAGGGCGATGATCCGCTCCAGCCCCCAGCTCTCCGCCTCCGCCAGCGTGCTCTCCCGCCGCAGCTCCGCCAGCCAGGTGTCCACCCCGTCCAGCGCCCCGCCCTGGACATTCAGCTCCCCGCCGTTGAAGGGGGCCTCCAGATCATAGAGCCTCAGCGGGGCCAGCAGCTCCCGCAAATATCTCCCGTAGCTCATTGCATTGCCTCCACCGTCAGGGTCCCAAGCACCGGAAGCTGGTCGGGCTCTAAGGACAGGTCCTCTGGAGGCGCCGTCAGCTCGTAGTTTTTTACCCCTTCACAGCCGAAGATCAGGCTTCCCAGCCGGGCCCGGAGGACATCCTGCCCCAGCCGCTCTCCGGTGAACCACTGCCGCAGGGCGGTCTTCACCCGCTCTGCGGTCCCCGCCTGGTCCGCGCCCCCGTCGATCTTGACCGCCACATCCACCGTCACCGCCTCCGGGGCCCGCACCAGCACATCCACCGCGATCTCCCTGCGCTGCTGGAAATAGTCCGTCAGCTGGCCCAGCAGCTCCTCGTCCGGCATCCCCTCCAGGGTGGCCGCCACCACGTCCACCGTACCCCTGCCCCGGCTCCGGGGCAGTACGGACGCCGCGGCCACCTGGTCAAAGGAGAGGGCCCCCTGCTCGTAAAATGCGGCGTTGGCCCCGTTGGGCAGCCGCCGGAAGGTGCTAAGCACCCGCTGGCGCAGGCCCTCGTCCCCCTCCTCGTCCCCGCCGCCAGCAAAGGGGGCGGGGTTGGTGCAGGCGGCGATCCCCACCGGCGCGGCCGCCATGGCGGTCACCGCCCCTGCCGGGACATTGCCCGCACTGCCCGGCGTCAGCGCCCGGGCGGGCACATCCACCCAGGACGCCCCTGCCTCCAGAACCGCCGCCTGTGCCGTCTCGAACCGGATCAGCCCCGGGGTCATGCAAACGGTCCCGGCGGGGATAGGCCGGTCCGTATCCGCCGCCTGCGCCACAGAAAACCGGATGCTCCCCTCCGCGGCGGTGGCCTGCTTCCGGCTCAGCCCCCGCAGCTGGGCGTGGCTGTCCAGGCAGCTTCCCGCCGCCGTCTGGGGAAAGCACTGCCGGAGCACCCAGTCCGCCTGGGCGTACAGGGCGTACACCTGGGCCGCCACCGCGTAGAAGCGCACCGCCAGATCGCAGCTCTCCGCCGCCTCCAGCCCAGTCCTCTGGGCAAAGCAGTCCAGCATCTCCTGATAGATCTCTTCCAGCTCCTTCATTCCGCTCCCCCTCTCACAGCAGCGTCTGGACGGCCAGTGCCTCTCCCTGCCAGTCCAGCCGGACAGTCAGCAGGCCCCGGTCCCCCTCCTGGGCCAGCGATACCTCTGTCACCCGCAGTCCGCTCTCTCCAGCCAGGGCCTCCGCCACATACTGCTCCGCCAGCGCCTGGCGGGTTGCCGGTTTCTCCCGGAGCACCAGATAGAGGCGGCTGCCCAGCTCCGGCATAAAGGGGAAAGCCCCCCGCCGCGGGACCAGGCGGAACAGGACTCGCTGCAAAAGGGCCTCGCCCCCGGTCAGCCGGCGGAAGCCTCCCAGTCCGTCGGGCACATAGTCTCCGTTTTGGATCTGAAGCTCCATCCCCTTCACCCGCCTCCCAGGATTGCCAGCACGATCTGCCGGATCAGGCCGTTCAGCGACTGGCCGTTCACCATTACCTGACCGTTCAGCTCCAGACGGCCGTCCGTGCGCAGGAGCAGCCCGCTCTCCGACCCGCTGCTGGAGATGGACACCTCCCCAGCGCCCAGCGTCTCCGCCTCCCCCTGCCGCTTCCCGGCGACGCAGGGGGACTCGCCCCCCTGTCCCGCCTTCAGCACCAGGACCCGGTCCCCCAGGGCCGGCTTCCAGCAGTAGCCGCCTGGCCCATAGACCGCCAGCTGCCGCCGCTCACCGTCCAGATAGGCCCCTGCCGGGTCCCCCTCCAGGGTCACTTCTCCCCAGTCCACCCAGCTCTCACCGGCCTGCCGTGTTTTTCTCCGGTCTGATGTCCACATTTCGCTCACCTCATATCACAACGTCGGGGACCGCCAGCTCCAGCCGGGTCCGTCCCCCTGCCTCGTCCGCCTGTACTGAGGCCTCCACCACCCGCCAGCTGCCATTTCGGTCCCAGTCGGACCTCTGTACCCGCACCAGGTCCCCCGGCTTTCCATAGAACAGGACCGGCACCACCGCCTCCATCCGGACCAGCTCCGCGGCGGAGCGGTCCAGCTGGAACTGTCCGCTGTACCGCATGGCCTGATAGCTGCTCCGCCCCGGCATGGTCATCACCCGGCGGCACCTGCCGCCCAGCCGGAGAAAGTCAGTGGCCTCCACCTGCTCCACCGTCTGGCGCACCCTGTCCCGCACCAGGATCTGGGAGAGCACCCCGTACCGCCGGTCTCGGACCGTCAGACTGGTCACCGGTGTGGCATCGCTTATGGCCAGATTTTCCACTTCGGTCCACCCCTCCAGCACCAGCCGCCCTGCCCGGTCAAAGCGGGGACACACACCGCCGCAGTATTGTGCGAACTCATAGAGCACCGCCCACTCGCTGCTCCCAGTGGGCACGGAGAAGGGGCTCACCGCTGGCAGGCTGGCCTCTCCCGCCAATTCGATCCCATAGGGGGCCACATGGTCTCGCAGGATGTCTTCCAGGGTGGCGGTCCCGTAGTCCTGTCCCAGGGCCTCGTTGTCCAGCAGCAGGGCGGCCATCCCCCGGCCTGATACCTCCAGCCGCAGGCCCTCCGCCCCCTGGTTCACCTCGCACTCGTCCACCACCCCGGAAAACACCGTCTCGCCCGCCTCCGCTGCGGAGAATCGGACCCACTCCGCCGGGTCCGTCCCCTGGCCCGCCTGCCAGGGACAGCGCACCCAAAAGCTGTCGCTGGGCACCCCGGCAGTATAGTTCAGCTCCCAGGACAGCGGAACGGGGAGCTGAAAGGTCCGGCCTGCCGCCGTGGTCACATAGGCTGTCACCGGACTGTCACCTTCTCTCCCGGCAGTATCAGGTTTGGATCGCGGATCTGGGGATTTCGGGCCAGCAGCTCCGTCATCCCCACCCCGTATCGGGCCGAGATTGCCCACAGTGTGTCCCCCTGCTCCACCGTGTGGCTCAGCACTCCGCCGCTCCCGCCGGATGCCGCCTCTCCGGTCCGGGTGACCTCCTGCACCGCTCCGCTGTACAGGCCGCTGGCCTCCCAGAAAGCGAAGGAGTAACGCACATAGTCCGGTCTGGGCTCCTGCTCCAGCCGCAGCTCCACAAAATAGGCACTGGCCGTCTGCCAGAGGGGGTGGATCAGTAGCCCCGGCCCTGGGTCATAAAAGGTGTTGGCCAGCAGGCCGAACTGGGAATAGGCCCCCTCTCCGGCAAATTCCCCCTCTCCCCGCATCACCCGGCGGGTCCGGCCCAGGTCCTGGAGATGGTAGGTGCCGAAGGGCACCTTGTTCACCGCCATCTTCCGCTCATAGTCGATGGAGTACACCCTTGGGTTGTGGGGCCACACATAGTCCTTGTAGCGCATGGGCGCCAGCTTCAATGGAGATCCTCCTCTCAGAACAGGGCAAAGCCCCCGTCGTACCGCCGGGCATCCCGGCGAAAGATCCGGTCCACCGTCCGTGCGGAGTCATGCTCCCGGAGAAGCGGCTCATCCGATCCTGGCCGAAGGGAGACCGGCCCCGCCCGGTCTGCTCTGGGCTCCCGGCGATACCCCGCTGCCCGCCGGGCCAGTTCCATGGCGGCCTGGAGCCGTCGGGTGCCCGCCACCCCCTCTGTCTCCCAGAGGGAGGCGCGTTCCTCCCCCCGGATCTCCGGCACAGTCCCGGCCCCCGCCTCGGGTCTCCCCAGACTCCGCTCCCGAGGGACGGCACGCCCCTGCCGTCCGGCCCACAGCAGCCAGGACAAGGTGGACGCCTCATCCCCCTCCAGTGGGCGGTCGGACAGGACCGTCCTCAGCCCTGCCGGACCTTCCGGCTGTTCCGCCCGCTCCCTGGACTCCAGAACCGCCCCTGTCTCTCCGGATCGAGACTGCCCCTCCAGCTCTGTTTCAATCCAGTTTTTCCCATCCCCGGCCGTCTCTTCGGCCCCGGCGCTTCTCTCCGGCTCCGCCGGGCCGCCCGCCGCCTCCGGCCGCTCCCTGGATCGGCGGGGCAGGGGAGGGGAGACCCCCTCCGTCCACTCTGCCTCCGCCTGGTCCAGCGCGTCCTCCGTCCCGGCCAGCAGCTCCTCCAGATAGTCTCTCAAGTGCCCTCGCCCTCCTTCAGCCGTCGAAACCGCTCCATGTCAAAGGAGGGGTTCACCCCGGAAGCCTGGATCAGCGCCCCGCAGCCGGGGCACCGCTCCTGCTCCGCCTCCGCCCGGCATGTGGGGCACAGCTGATCCAGCTCCTCCTGGTCATCTAGCAGTTGGTTGAGCAGGCACCACAGGTAGTCCCGCTCCTTCATCTGTCTGGCCCGCCTCTCGGTGGGCAGAGCGCCGAACTGCTTCAGCACCTTCCAACGCAGGCGATCCCCGGGGCTGCCGGCTAGTTTTTTTTTACGTTTTCCAACTCCTCCGCTGTTCCTGCGGCGGAGGGGTTCTCCTTCCGGTCGAACTCTCTCCACCGCCCGGCCAGAGCGGCGATCTCACTCACCGTCAGCCCTGCCAACACCGCCCGTCCACTGTCAAATACCGGCTTTTCTCCGCTCTCCAGCGCCCGGGCCAGCAGGCATGCGTTGGAGCACAGGGCCCGCTCCTCCTGGCTCTCCGCCAGCTGGGCCGCCTCCCGCCGGGCCTCCAGAACTTCCAGGGCGGACAGCAGCCTCAGCTCCATGCCATTCTCCAGTTCCATGCGGTCTGCGCCCGCCAAAATCGACCACACCACTATCACACCCCCGTCTCAATGCGCTTGGAGGCCACGATGGTCACCTTCTCCACCACCATGGCACCCAGGGTGCCCGCCTCGCTGATGCTGCTCCACTGGCAGTCGGAATAGATGATCTTTCGGTCCGGCTTGCAGATCACCAGAGAGAAACCGCTCAGCCCGTAAAAGTCGATGCCGTCCCGGATGGCCTCGTCGGTGGCGTACAACCGGGTCAGCTCCAGCACATGGCTGGTCTGGCCCGGCACCGTGGCCACCGGCTCGCTCTCTCCAAAGGCCTCCACCGCCGAGCTGGTCTTGCTGGCCTTGGCGGAATAGCTCTGCACCACTGCCACCTTGACTCCATCCACCTCCAGATAGATGTCGCTGCTGGTGGGAAATCCTGCGATACTCACTCTGCTCCCTCCTCACTGTCTGTCCTTTGCCGGCGGCCTGTCATACGGTGATGTGGGCCGTCAGCCAGATCTGGTTCAGCCCCTGGGCCGCCGAGAAGGAGAACTCCACCTGGCACACCGTGGGGTTGTCCGGGTCGGCGGACACCGCCACATTGTCATAGCCGGAGATGATCTCCCGCTCCTTTCGGTTCTCCAGCTCCAGCACCACCTGGGAGCGGATGGCCCCCCGGCTCTGCTCCGTGTTCTTGGCCCGGTGGAACTTGCTGCGCAGGGCGGAGCGGATGCCGGGGATCACGTCGTCCACCACCAGGATGGTGGACAGCTCTCTCCAGGTGGTGTCCGCCGTCCCGTCGGTAGTGGTGCGTGTGGTCACTCCCCGCACCACCGAGGTCACCCCACCCGTCCGCTCTGCCGGAGTCACGCCGCCCCGGATGAGCAGGTCCAGGTCGTTGTCCCCATAGGTTGTCTCCAGCCCATACAGTCCGCTGAGCACCGCGCCCCCCAGGGGGAGGGCGGGGTCGGTTGTCCCGGCAATAGCCCCGGCCACAGCTGCGGCCAGGGAGAGGCCGGAGACGGCCTTCCCTTCCTCGTCGGTGCCCCCGGGGGCCACCAGCACCACCCGCTCGCTGTTCAGCGCCTTGGCCCGCTCCAGCAGCTCTGTCACCGTCTCGCCCGCCCCGCCGGCGGCCACCGCGATCCTCTCCCGGCGGGCGGCAGAGGCGGCGGCGGCGCTGTCCCGCAGGGACTGCTGCACCTCCCGGTCCACGCTGTCACAGATGACCACTCCGATATCGTCCATCGCCGCCAGGGCGGCAAATGCCGCCTCATAACCCTCGTCGTCCGCCACCGGCACCGCCACCACGCCGGCCGCCCCGTTCTTCAGTGCCAGCCGGATCAGTTCTGTCATATCCTGCCCCCCGGTGCTGCCGAAGGCGATCAGCGCGCCCTCGTAGCTGGTCACCGTCTGGGGCACCCCTGCCGGGGCCGTGGCGTGGATGGCAGCCATCCCCACCATCTTTCGCCCCTGTCTGCCCTGCACCACCGAGGAGGCATCATACTCCGAATACACCCCCGGCCGCTCATGTGTGGTCACGCTCATGGCTCCAATCCTCCTCTGATCTCAAAGTCCTGGAAAAGGCCGCCCGGCTCCGCCGCAGCATAGAGGCACGCCTCATATACCGCCTCCACCGGCCGCCTCAGCA